AGGCATGGCATCTTTCTGTTCGCTAATACTGTAAATAATGAGCGGTTTCGTTCCACATTTTATAGCCGGAGTGGCCGCAGGTACTGTATCTACTGGAATTCTGGGTATTCATCAATACCCGGAATTTTCTTTATTGACAGCCTTGCCGTTCGTAGCAGGTATCGGTGGAGCGCTGACACCCGACATGGATATCAAGTCCACTTCCAGTGCAGTCATGTATCTTTTCTATCTAGGCGTCGCATGCTATCTGTTCTTTAACGGATGGCCAGTATACGGTTTCCTGCTGCTCATTTACTCGTTGCTACCGCAATTTTTTAAGCACCGGGGATTCATACATTCCCTTGTTTTCGGTGTAATATCGGCATGCGGTTTGTTCGTCCTATGCTATTATAATTCGCTTGCAACATGCATTTCTGTCGCGACATCTTTAAGCTACCTGTTCGGGTTCATTACCCATGTTTTACTCGATGAAGATTAGGTATTTACAGTTTCGTCGAATTTTATTATATTATATAATGAAATATGTATACGTTTACACAAATGACTGATTCTGAACTTAGAGATTACGAACAGGCGCTTGATGATACGTTGAAGCTGAAGCCTCGACGTTATTTGGATCCTAGGTATTCGGACCGTAATTATTATCATCATAGTTGGTGGACAAATTGGACACCGAAAAAAGCTGAATTGAAGAAATCTAAACTAGACACGATTTATAATTTTTTTATAAACTATGACAACAATACAGACGATATAAGAATAGACTGGCTTGGCGGTGTCGAATCAATCAGACATGTTAATATTTCGCCTGGCTATGTATATTTTAATAATTATGAAGCCATTACCGGAAGACACCATCATAACGTATTTCTTCTTAGGCCATTCCTTGTCAACAACGTTTTCGTAAAAAGAGATCAGATTGTTCAAGATCGAGATACAATTTATTCGGGTAAGTTCATTGACGTCCCGCAAAAACTTGAAGATATCTTTAGGGCGACCAATCTACAGGCATTGCAAAAAGATTTATTCTTGAAACTTGTCACATTCTATAACTGGTGTAAGTCTACTGATAGATACGCTATTATTACGACCAAACATTTATGTGAACATTCGTCAATACTCAAGCAAAATATATCGTTTGAAGAACTTTATAAGGATGCGCTCTCGTGTTATTGTATTGCACATCCGAGTTGTATGCTTACAGCCAAATCGAAAAATAAACCGTATCGTTATCGATAATAGGATATCAAAATGACAGTTGAAACAACAATAGGAATTATTATAGCAGCAGGCATATTAATTACATGCGCCATATGGGTTTTTACCGACTATATGCCTGATACCGCAGACTATGTTATATCATCATTTGTCGGCTTGTTCGGTATTATCTTAATCGTTTATGGCCTTTCTAGCAGAGCAATGTTGGAAGACACAGAAAAAGAATTACACCGTACCAGTCAGAAAATCGAAAAAATCAAAAAAGAATGTTACAATCTCAGCTATACGGAACAGCAATGCGATGACGTGTTTCTTGAACCGCTGAAATTTAAACGTGAAATGCTGGCAAAACGTATGAAAGAACTTATCATTCAAAAATACGAACATTAAAGGAAATTTATGATAACTGGTTTATTCATTTTGGGTTTATGTATCTGGTTTGCTGGATTGTTTACATTTGTATCGTTCTTTTGCGATTCAGATAACGACGAAGGCGAAGTTATTATATTAGGGATTTGTTTATTGGTCTTCGGCGGATTAATAATGTATGAAGCTAAAGACCCAGAAGCTAACGCGAATCACATAAGGCATGAGATCGACAGGGTTAATCACCGAATAAATGAAGCAAAGGTTGACTGTAAAGAACTTAATATTACGGAAGAACAGTGCGACGGCACTTTTCTATATAAGTTGAAGCGTGAAAAAGCAGATTTGGAAGTTCAACTGAAAGAAACGATTATGGAAAAATATAGGGATTAATATGGTAATTAATGACGACGTAATAGTTTCATTTATATTTTCCAGCATGGCAATTTTATTTGGCCTGGGTATCTGGTTTGGCGGTAAGATAATCGAATTGGGCATTTTTACAATTACCCTCGGTTTGGTTGTCGGCATTATAGGCGTTTTAATAGGAACTAATGTCGATGTAAAAATAAAATATTACGAACAGGCACTGGAATGCAATAATAAAGCAATCAACAAGGCAAAAACGTATTGCAAGCGTTTTAATTATTCCAGCGAGACATGCAACAATACGTTTTTATACAAGTTGAATGAAAAACAAGCATATCTAAATAACAAGCTCACAGAAACAATTATAGAAAAATATAGGGATTAATATGGTATTTACTTACGACGTAATAGTTGCAACTATCGCTTTTATTGTATTATTTCCTATAGGCTTGCTTGTCTGGTTTAAACTTGATCATGACTTTGGCGGCGTATTAATAGTTATCGGGTTAGGCATAGGTATTATGGGTGTCGTGACTGGAACTAAAATCGACACAAAAATAAAATATTATGAACAAAAATTAAAGCATAACAGTTATTTGATTGGCAAGACACAACGTTATTGCGCACAGTTAAAATATTCCGATGAAACATGTAATAACCACACGGTGTTATATAAATTGAAAATGAAACAAGAACATCTAAATAGGCTGCTTTCAGAACAAATAATGCTGAAGCTTGAAAAAGAAGAAGAATAATTTAAGATACGGGTTTACACTGACTCGTATTTTTTCTATATTATAATATATGAGAATTGATTTAAGTTTATATGGTTCTGCAGTTCATTCTGGTATGCAGCTTTGTGAAGATATTCATCGTCACGGCTATGAAGCATATCTAGTAGGCGGATGTGTTCGTGATATTGTCATGGAAAATATCGGCGTAATTGCCAAGGCCGACATTCATGATGTGGATATCGCTACGAACATGCCTATCGAACAGCTTCAAAAGTTTTATACGACCGCTGATAACAATGGTGAGGCACATGGCACCATTCTCGTCAAGTTCGGCGATATTTACTTCGAAGTTACACAGTTCAGGACAGACGGCGCTTATTCGGATGGCCGTCATCCAGATTCCGTAAACTTTACGAAGTCCTTTAAAGAAGATACTGCTCGTCGTGACTTTACAATCAATGCGATGGGTATTGACTATGACGGCAACGTTATTGACTATAACGGCGGTATTGAAGATATCAAAAACGGCGTAATCAGAACAGTCGGCGATCCAGTTGAACGTTTTACAGAAGATGCGCTCAGAATCGTCCGTGCAATCAGATTTGCCGCACGTTTCAAATTTACTATTGACAATGATACACGTAACGCATTCAGGACGACAAAGCATCGCCTTGCGAATATTGCTATGGAGCGTATTTCTGATGAACTTAAGAAATGCATTCATTATGGTCCAGGTGAAATTGCCAACATGTGGTCTGTCATGGTTAGCGAAGATATCTTTACTATCGTCGATCCTAAAGGCTATATTGACGCTACCAAGGCATGTAACCTTCTTGCCGGTCGAGCAATCAGAACGGATAACCACATGGGAGATTTCTTTTCCGAACTCGGTACATGGACTTGCATTCTTTACAATTCCGATTTAAAAAACGCATACCAGCACTACAAGCTCGAAAATGACATCTTCAAATGCACGCAGTGGTGCCGCAATCACCTTGAAGCGTTTCATAAGTTTGGCGAAGATATTGTTCTGGCGGTAGAAATGGTCGATAACAGGTATTTTAATCAACTTAGAGAGCTTGATGATGCCGTAACTGGTCATCTGGTTAACTTTGCTGTCTATAAAACGACCTGTAAAATCGCATCTTTTGTAAATACTTATAAGCAGAACAGTGTTCTTTCTTCTGCAATTGCGAAGTGCGGCTATCAAGGTAAGGCATTTGGCGAAATACTTTCTAAATTAAAGCACTGGCATTATATGCGTCTTCTTGCTAACTGCTACTACGAAGATGATGCTGTCCTTGAACATCGCGCAATCGAATATATCAAGTCATTGACGGCAAACTAAAAATTATGACTTATATAAGTCATTGAAAGGGTTGACAATCGTCAACCTTTTTGTTATATTTAATAAAAAAGGAAATACACAATGCACTATATCTTTGGATCCTGGTTTGACCCGTTTACACATGCGCATGAAGCTATCATCAAGAATATAAAGAAAAAGATGCGCGGCGACGACATGTTACATATTCTCGTTACCGACAATGACGAAAAAACCGGACGCACGCCGCTCAAATACCGTATTGAAATGGTCCATGCTGCGATGGCTAACAAGAACATCAATTACACTGTCGACGTTCAGAAAATCAGAACTTATGAATATATTAACTGGAAGCTTTCCAATATCGACCCGAAAGATATTACTATCGTTATCGGTGAAGATGAATGGCAGGCATTGCTTGACCGAAAGTGGAAGTTTAGCGACCGTCTTTTGAAGACCTACAAGTTTATCGTCTGTATTCGTTACCCTGGTCTTCCGACTGGTATCGAAAAGCGTGAAGGTTGTTCTTTGCTCGATCTCGGTCTCAAGGGCGATATTTCCAGTAGCACAGTACGTGAAATTTTCAGGTATAATCCGGAAACACACTACAAGTCTGTCCAGCCATATATCAGCAAAGTAGTATTTAATGTTATTAAGCGTGCTGGTTTTATCGCCGACACTGAAATCGAAGTCGACGGCGTTAAATACAAGAAAGGCGATATTGTCAGCAATTGCCTTTATAATCAAAACCCGACCAATTATGCACAGCTTGAAAAGGAATGGATCGAAAATTATAAAAAGCAAGGATGGGGTAAGTTCGCAAATACAGTAGACGTTTGTGCCTTGTCTGGTAACGAAGTCATGCTTATCCGTCGTAAGAAGCCACCATTTATGAATTACTGGTGTAACGTTGGAGGATTTTTTAATCATTCCGAATTCAAGAACAAGGAAACTGGCGAAATGGAAAAGCCAGATGCAAGCCTTGAATATGCTGCACAGAGAGAATTCCGCGAAGAAGCCGGTCTTGATATTCCCGTAAACAGGTTTACTCAGATTAAGACATATAGCCATATGTTTGATCCTAGGCTTCGTATTATTGATACTGCATTTGTAATCCATGTTCCAGGTAAAGATAAAAAGAAGGCCATCGCGGGTGACGACGCTGCCGATGTAGGCTGGTTCAATGTCAATGACCTCCCGTTGCTCGGATTCCACCATGAAATGATTATCAATGACGCGCTGGAAAAATAATGAGTAAAAAAATAAAATTTACGGTAGAATGTGAAATGGAAGAAAGATGGAAAGACTATTTTCTTTCATTTTTAAAAACTATGGAATTTTTCGGTCAAGTAGGCCATTCCGAACTATTAGGATTCTATTCTGACGGCGATGGCGATTTTCGGCCCAAGTTCAATATTAAAGATACGGAATATACACCTAAGGAATCAATTGTCAGCAAGGAAATGACTATTAATTTCTTCGATGCCGGCTAGCGTGTTATAAATAATACATGAAATGTATTTAACAAATATCAATTAGTCATATTGTCATTTGACAATGTGGCTTTTGTTATATGGAGAAAATATGGTCGTATACAGAAAAGGTCATAAGAATAGCAAGGGCGAAAAAGCCGAATGGTGTATTGTTTCTCATAAGACGCATAAAGTTTTAAGTTCGCATAAATCGAAATCGGCGGCAAAGGCGCATTTGCAGCAGATGCACATTTTTAAAGAAGCACAAGATACAATCGATATGCTTGTAAACGATTTTAAAATCAATGCTTTGCTTGAACAGATGGATAACTGGGAAATCAAAACGATGGGTTATGAAAAATACTTGACTATTCAAGTAAACCCAAATCTTGAACTTTATGTTTCGGTTAACTGGGATGGAAAAGGCAATGAATATTTTACTGTCGGAAACGAAAATGTCCCTGATGAAAGTTTTGCCTGTCAAACTGTCGCCGATGTCGCTGACAAGCTTGAACAATACCTTGATGCGCAGGGAAGTCTTACGGAAAGTGTAATGTCGCTTGATGAAGCATTTACTGTATTGAATGAAAACGGTTATATTACTGAAGCCGCTTCGTTTGATGATATTTTTACAGAATTCGTAGATTATATGCGTGAAATCTGCGTAATGAATCATCTCAATGTTGTTCCATTCAAACGCACAAATGAAAATGGCGAAAAAGTAGATGGCTTTAAGGTCGAATCATTTAGAAGCGACTATGACCCTGAAGATGAACCGACTGAATATCTCTATGCAGAAGTATTCGACTTGTATAATGATGGTAAAATTTATATCAAATGGACAGTTGACCATAAAAATTTCTATACAATGAAATGCCCGACAAATACATTGTATAAGGGTGCAAGACTTCTGTTCAAGAATGTAACTGTATAGGTAATTTATGACGGATAAGAAACTGACGGCAAATTTCAAACTTTCAGAATTTATATCTGCTGACCCGACAGATTACCAGTTGCAGCTGTTACAGATTCTTGCAGATAACTTACAGCTTGTAAGAACATTCTTGCAGGAATTCGTTCAAACCGGGAAGAAATCTGTAAGCATTACAATAACTTCTGGCGTAAGGACACAGGCAGACTATGAACGACTTGTCAAGAACGGCTATAATCCAAGCAAGACATCCGATCATTTCTGCGGCTATCAGCTTACGGCAAAGCCTACATTGGGCGCGGCTGACATTACAGTTAAAAATTGCAGCCTATCATTAAAGGCAATCGCGGCAAAAATAATTGAATGGGATAAGGCTGGCCTTGTTCATTTCGGCCAAGTAATCTACGAAAAAAATCCGAAAACAGGGAGTGAATGGATTCATCTCGGAAACGATCCTAAGCTGATATTCAATCACAATATCGATGTCCAACGGGAAAAATATCTCATGTCGCTCGATAACGGCAAGACATATAAGAAATTCAAATTATAAATGTCACGTTCTGTTTTTCGAACACGTTTCAAACGTGACGGCACTAGACGAAAGTCTAGTGTTTTTTATTAAGGGTTTACAGATACCGATATTTTTACTATTTTTATTCGCGTATAATAAAGGATAATCTAATGTCGTCTTTAAAAGAAAAATTTTTAAAATTTGTTCGATATATAAAGAACCGTTATCGCCTTCATCAGTATTTCAGGGCGGCAAAGAAAAAACAAGTCAATGCACATTGGGATGGCAAGCTTGTAGGTTTCAAATATTCAAGGGAAACAACGTATTCGTCTAACTGGAATAAAATCACGCTCGCTGCACGCGGTGTTACATTTGATTCTGTCACTGGCGAAATCGTTGCCCGTCCATTCCGTAAATTCTTTAACTTTGCTGAACTCGTTACTGTAGAAGGCGTAAATACTACCTTGTGTAAAAAGCTGCCGAAAGAATACTTGCCGAATTTGAACGGTCATTTCCGTGTAATGGACAAACTTGACGGCTTCTTGGCAATTACGTTCTTTAACCCGTATACGCAAAAATGGCAAATCAAGACAAGCGGATCATTCCATGCAGAACAGTCTGACTGGGCACAGGCATGGTTCAATGAACATGTCTGTTCGGACAAGATGAAAACTGGTAATACCTATCTTTTCGAAGGCATCTGGGAAGGCGATAAGCATGTCGTAAAATATGATTTCAACGAATTAAGACTTCTTGCCGTTATCCCGAACGAAACCGGTATCGAAGTTTCGCTTAAAGAAATTATCAAGACCGCTGACGAATTAGGCGTAAAGATGGCCGAAGTAAAGAGCTATAACGACTTTAATGAAATGGTCAAGGATGTTTCTAACTATCCTGCGACGCTTGAAGGCGTAGTCGTAACGTTCGATAACGGTTACAAGTGCAAGGTAAAGGGAAACGAATATTGCGAAATGTTCAAAATTATGAACAACCTTACCGAACGCGAAGTATATATGCGATATGACCCGGTCAAGGATATCGTGTATGCGAACGTGAACCCGGCAAACGGTTACAAGCCGATTAATGACGAAGAACTTGTCATTCCTGAAGAACTGCCGGAAATCGCGGACTATGTAAACGAACTTAAGAAAAGACATCGTGAACTGTTCAATGTCGTGTTAGGCGTATCGAAAGACGTCATGAAACTCGAACTTTCCGGAAAGGAACTGTATGATGAAGTTTGCAGACGGTGCACCGGAAAGAAAGAATTCATCGGTCCGATCATGTCTACGATTAAGTCTTTACAGAAGGGCGATACACAGTTCTTCATGGCGAAAACCGCGTTAAAAAAATTATTAAGATAAGATAATATGGAAAAAGCAAAAGTTGAATTCGTTTCTTATGACGGTGAATGGCCATGTCTTTGCATGGGCGATTTAACCGTCAGAGTTAACGGCAAAGATTATACCATGGGTTTTTGTCTGTCATCCGGCGGTAGTATATGGTTTGATGACAATGATGATGAGCATATTTCAAAAGGTCCATGGACTGTCAGGGAAGATGAATTGCCTGAAGAAATACGTCAGTATAAAGATGAAATCGAAGCGCTTGTCAATGAACATGTTCCGCAGGGATGTTGCGGCGGCTGCATTTAAATAAGGTATTCTATGTGCCCAATAATAGAAAAAATATTAAATGGATTATCACCGAAAAACCGTGAAAAATTTCTCGAGTTGTTAAAAGCGCCGGAGCCTATTTATCATGAGATTTATAGTGTCAATGGCGAACGTGTTTATGGTACATACTGGGTAGAACAACCAAAAAATAAGCTCGGTAACGTAGACGAATATTTTTATAAGGATAGATAAATGAAAATACTTGTATCGATTTTCGGAACGGCGAAATCTATTTCGCCAGATATGCAGGCTACGGTTTCGCTTACCGAATCGATGAGCAATGGCAAGTGGACAAACGGAATCGGCGATTTCAAGTATGTCCTCAATAACGAGCTTATCGATGAAATAGACGAATCCCGCCTTGTAGACAGGATTAAGGAAAAAATTTATGCGTTGGTAAATTCTCCAATCGCATATAAATGGGTAAAGACGCCGACTCTAAGGGTATATTATAACCCTGAAGATTCTACTGGAATTACAGTCAGGAGCCAGTTTGATTTAGGATAACTTCGACCATGCGTTGAGTTATTTCTATTCTGGTTTTTTCATCCTGGAATATTTCTACCGGCATCTTATGCTTTAGCATATCTTTTGCCATGAATGTAAGCCTATCGTCATACGGTAGGTCTTTTATTTTATTATATTCTTCCATCAATGCCGTATAAAAATTATAATATTCCATACAGTATTTATAAATATTATATGAATGAAATCGACTTATTTGAACAGTATAAAAGAAAGCAAAAATTGATAAATGAAGTAAGGGCGTTGGATGTCAACGAATTTATGGAAATTTACAAAAACAAGCTTTTACGCGGCATTAGACAACAAGTCTATAAATTCCTTGACATGGTACGCGACGGTAAGCGTGTTCCGAAAGTCATGAAGGTTTTTATACCTAACATGATGATTAACCTCACATATCGTAATAAGCCAGTCAGGACAAAAGGCCTGCTTGCAAAGATATATTTCGATACGCGCCTGGTATACAATGATTTCGAAAAAGAAAAAGGCAAGGGTAAAGGTCAACTTTATGCCGATAACGGTGGCGACTTAAACCCGGGCTATAAAGGCGAACTAGATCCAGTTCCTTTAATGCTTAACCTTCCGATTTTGTATGGCCCGCAATTTACGCAGCAAAACGGCAGATATTATTCTCTTGATTTTAAGGGAATTGTCGATGACTTCGCTACGACATTCGATACCGACGAGGAAATCGTAGACGGTATCATGGAAGAATATTTTGGTCCGGTTTTCCGTGAAGCAATAAGTCACGAACTGACACATTTTGTCCAGTCAAACAATTTCTATCTTGACGGCACCGAGAACGCTAAAGAATATGACGCCGAAAAAGTTATAAAAACCGGAGAATATGACGTAGATGAACTCGAAGTAGAAGCCAGGTTGCACCAGAAAATGCCAGAATATGTCGGAATTATCCAGGGAACGAGAATCACTACGCCGCTCGTAAGGCGAATTGTCAACAGGATTTTCGCCAATCAGTTTGCTTCTCTACCGACTAGACTTAAACATAAATACTTCAGTATGGTATTGAAGCTATGTCAAGCAATAAAGACGACACCAGGTCTGACCAGGGCTAACTACAATACGCCGGAAATGCGACGCGCATTACAAGACAGATTATAAATATATAAAAGGAGGCTATAACATGGCTAAATCAAAGCAGACATCCCAGAATGTACCACCTTGGGCAAAGGGCGGAAAAGTTTAATAAGCTTAACGCAGTTTTCAAGAATGCATTCAAAATAGATCGGTTTCCCGGTCTATTTTTTCATAAAAGGTTTACAAAACCCGTTAAATATATTATATTGTATTATGAGGTGTATATGTATCTAAAAACGACGAATCGTATTCAGAGCCTTTGGGATAAAGCACAAGCGCAACATAAAGACAATTTTAATTTAATAATGAAAAACGGTAAAAAATATATAGTTAAAAATTTTTCACCAAATAACGGCTTTACAGTATTCGACAATAATTTTAAAGTTCTGGCATATGATATCTCAAATATAGATGATCTCGCGAACTGTATTTTATCCATCAGCAAATCTAAAGAAAACTAAAAATTCTATGCAACTATACTTTATTAGACATGCGATGACCGATGCGAACTTAACCGGTTCTATGGTCAAGAATTATGACGATACACATATTTTGCCATTCGATGTCAGTGACTGGAAGAAAAAAATCGGAAAATACATTAAATATGACAAGATGACAGATTTAGTTATGGCTTCTCCGGCAGCACGCTGTAGAGAAACTGCAAACTGTATTTTCAACGATTCCCAGATTTTCCCTAATGGCAATCTAAAGGAATTTGATTGCGAAGGTCTCGGCGATTTAAAATTCTGGGAAATCGACGAAAAGACATTTAATGAAAAGACTAACCTTACCAATGCGGATATGGCATTGCAAATTGACTTACTTATTGATAACTTCAAGGAAGTTAGGCGCGTTTGCGACTGCAAGAAAATAATATGTTTTAGCCATGGCATGGTGATAAGGTATATCTATCACTATTTCAACAACAATAAGCAAATTTCACCATACGACGTAATAAATAGCAAAGGTTTTACTTTTGCCAATTTAGACATGTTACACGTCGACATGAAAACTGGTACGACTGACGTATATAGATTTAAAGAACCGGTCTGCCACAAGTAAGAGAAACATCATGAATCAAAAAACAGGTTATTTTTTCGTAAAGAATACACACCACAAGAAGTTAACATCATTAAATATCATTTATCATACTGGACCGGCATATGAATCAAGAGGCCGTCGTGGCATAGCCCACTTAATGGAGCACATGATTACAAAATGCATAGATAAATATCAGGCGCGATTTACAAGAGACTGTATTATATTTAACGCATTGACTTCTACTAACTATATCAAGGTATATTTCAACGGTATCGCGGAAAAACTTACACCTGAACTCAAACAACAACTTGTTAAGGAACTTCTATCCAGTTTCAAAGAACTAACCCCAGAGGACTATAAACACGAGCAGGATGTCGTTCTGCAAGAGATTTCAGACGACTTTAACTCACCAGATGACGGTTTCCTGTCAAATATCCTCTATAATTATTACAATATTACCTTGCCGCTCGGAACGCCCAAAGATGTAAGCAATTTTACATATGAACAGGCAAAAGAACTTGCAGAAACCTTTTTTAGCAAACCTGCGCAAATTATCGAATGCGGTGACGAACCTACAGATTTTAGCTTCGTAGAATACAATACGAAAGAACCTTTCCCTAGCCTTATCTGGTATAAGGAACGTAACAGGAAAGTCATGGAAGAAGTACCTTCCAATAAATGCATCATCTATGCGATGAATAGAAAGCTGATTAAGAAAACAGACTATATCTTTATGAAAGTCGGTCTTCTTATGCTTGCAAATGGCGCACCTGACTGCCCTTTCTATGATGAAATCAGAAATAAACACAGTCTTAGCTATTATGCATATGGTGATTTGATTAATTTTGACAAGACAAGCCTCATGTATCTTACAGCGAGCACTGATAAAGAAAACAGTGAAGAGCTTAAAACCGTAATGATGGATATTTGTCGTAACGTAAAGAATTATTTGACGAAAGAACGCTACGATACCATTATCGACATGCTTACCACAAAACGTAAGCTTAATAAGTATAGCAACTGGTCAAATGTCGACGAACACATATTGCCGATGTTCCCGAAACTCACGAAAAAGTCTATGGCATTGCTTTCTTACGACAGGGTCGTAGGCACGATGGAAAAATATTTCTACTCTCTTGAATTTTATACACAGGAATAATAATTCTGAATTTTCTCTAACAAGACCGTAGTTTATTACGGTCTTTTTGTTATAAATATAATAAAATCTAATGTTAGAGGAAATTTATGAGACAAACACTATTTGAAATGGCCAAGGCTGCGCAAGAGCGCTTACTTGACAGATTGCCAGTAAATAAGAAATATATTTTCTTGGTTGGTCGTTTTCTTGAATTACGTGGCGAACATAATACCATCAAGGCATTTCAACAGTATCTTCAGCCAAAGCTTACTGCGGAAGAGTTCGACATGGATGCAATCGCCAATGTATTTGGCGTAGATCCGAACGTAAAATATACTGACCAGGGTACAAGAGATAACCAAAATTCCTTTGCAAGTGTTTTTCATGCGCGTTTTGAAACACTTTATAACAACATGAAGAACTCTTTGGCTCGTGCTAAAGACAATATCGACAAAGATTACGTAGACAAGGTTCTTGATTTCTACTCAGCGACTTATAACCATGAAGACAAGCAAGCTGCATATGATCGTATTGGCATGGGACCAGTAATTGAATGGCTCAAGAATAATAAGGCTGAAGCTGAAGAACGTTTCGGTTATCGTTGGCCAAAAATTCAGCGTATGCTCGCACAGTGGCTCGATGACGACTATGAAGGCTCTATTGCTCAGACAGTTACTATGTTCTGGGATTGGTGGCGCGGTGTTGCACAAGATGAGCGTGCAAATGCTATAATGCCGACTGAACTTGCTTTAAGGCTCGCTAAAGCGTTTACCAACGAAAATATACGCGAAATTCTTGGAAATTATCATAATTTCGTATTAAAGAAAACATTGGTCACGCTTACAGCAGACGGCAATAATGTTCCAGGTGAACTCAAGGCTACACTTGGTAAGGCAATTCGTGACGGTGCTAATTTCGGCGGTATAACTGATTATTGCAAGAATCTCGTCAATACCTGGTTCGATACACTTGAACCTACGGACGAACAGCTCGAAGCCGTACGTAATCAGAATGCTGCTGATGCTGACAATGACGAAGTAAATGCTGATAATTATGCTACTACCGTCAATGAGCTCATTCCAGATAACGACTTAGATGACATTTTTAAAGGATTCATGAAGCGTTATGATGCTGAAAATCTCATTGATGTTCGTGAACCAAAGGATATGCTTAATAAACTTGTCGAATATAATCTTGTAGATTTCGATATGGTAGGTAAAGTAAATAAAGCGTTGGTTCGAGAAGGCTTCCATTATGCTCGTACTCTTGCAAATAGATTCAAAGTTGGCACACAGCTCGCATTTGACGAAAATCTTTTGGAATCAATTCAAGAATTCTATAATCACTATAAGTATCTGTTTAAAATCGGTTTAACCAAATCCGGCATAAATGCCATTCTTGAAGGTATGGCCGAAATGAAACAAATGCAATTAATGAAGCAAGCAGACGACTACTGGGCAAACAAGAATTATCAGGATGTTCCAGAAGACTATGAACTTGAAGAAGCACTCAGAGTCCTTCACAAGCATGGTTTTATGATTGACTAAAATAAAGAGGATTTAAAAATCCTCTTTTTAATTAAAAAAGGCGATTTTGAATCGCCTTATTTTTATTAGATTTCTTCCCAAATTTCTATGAAGCTACCGCCTTCATTCGGTCTACGTTCATTAAATTCGCCTGGTTTGTAATCATAGACAATTTGATTGTCTGGATCTGCCGGATTATCTAATAACGCAATTGCAGCTTCTTTAGTCGGGGCTGTTACGACAACGTTATCCGTTATTGCTGGATTTACCTTACCATCTTCATCCATCGGGTGGTAATAGATACGCCATTCTTTATTTCTTACAACTCGACGTACTGGACCTTCGATGCGGCGCGGGTTACGGTTTCTTTCTGCTGGCCTTGCAGCTGGTTCTACAGGTCTTTCAGCCGGTCTTGCAGGAGCTTCTTCAGCCGGAGCTTCTTCACCAGCGGCCGGAATATCTGCAAACAATTCCTGATACTGTGGCGGAAGCGGACCTGGCTTATTCTGGTCTAACAACCCATGGCCTTTACGGACAGTAATTTCTCTTTCGGCAGGTTCTTGTGGTACAACATCAACGAACGTAAAAACGTTATCAAACTTGTCTTCAACCTGTTGCTTTATCCAAGTAGAAAGATCATCGTTCAAGTTTTCCGGATTGCAGATAAATGTGATTATAATGCCGGCGTAGCCATCAAGAACATTATGCGAGGTAACTATCTTATTACCTTCAGGGTCATATTCTTTAATTGCATCGGCAAATGAATCATATGCCGCCCTAATATTATCGGCTTCTTCACCGCCTTCCGTGTCTATCTTTACAATAATTGTTCTTACATTCACTTTCACATTGACTTCTGCAGGAGCTTCATGTGCAGGTTGAGCTGGCGCTTCTTCAGCCGGAGCTTCTTCTGCAGGTCTTGCCGGTGCTTCCTGTGCAGGTCTTGCCGCGGCAGCATGTGCACCACGTCTGTTCGGATTATCACCACCTGCGCCAGTCGGCTGTGGCGGGATTTCACCGTCAATTTCACCGTTTGCGCCGACAGTAATCTTTTCTTGACCAAGCGCTTCAAGCTTCGTATTAAGCCAATCAATCAATTCCCTGATTTTTGCCTTACCACGTTCTGGTGCATCCTGAATAAACGATGCGAAACCTTTAATAAATTTGACAGTAGTTCCAACGTCGACATCGAATCTCTTATGTGTCTTAGCAGAAGCAAAGCAATTCTTAAATGCCGTGAATCTACCTAATGCAGCATTGTCCATACCACGGAATTCATTAGCTTCGGTAAGCATATAACCATGGTTATTCAATACCTGCATAGCTTCTTCAATTTCTTCCGCTGACGGGAATGTTTCGCTTGCAAATTCATCATATAAGTCAGACGTATCATCGGTAAAATCGTCAGGCGTTCTTACCGGTTTTTCATACGGGTCTTCGAACCCATTGAGCGTTCCTAAACGATCGTCTTCCGGATAATCGCTAAAGTCATCTTCTGCCGAATCATCATTAATATAGTCATTTTCATTTTCGATAGTATTGGCTTCAGCAGAAATATCATCAAACAATTTATCAACCGCCTCAGTCGGTGTAAGATTGTCGTCAAAATACGACTGAATAAGTTTGGAATACCATTCATCCTGCATCATCTCGTCAATCGACTGATAGTTTTCGTCATCCGAATATTCATCAGCCCATAAATCGTTTAGTTTGGCAATAAAATCGTCAAATGAGCCAGTTTCCTGCTCATTAATAAGATACATGCCATTTTCTTCAATTATTGATTTAGCTTCATTTATAGTCATAAATCCTCTAAATTACTTTTATATTATTTATAACCTGAATATAATAAAAATACCCCGTTAAACAGGGTATTTCATCTTTAATTCTGAATTTCTTATTTCATTCTGGCAATCAGATCTCTGATATTTCCGCCATTTTTAAGGAAGTCTGCTACATTTCCAATGCCTGCTTTCCTAGCTATTTCAGTCGCGCGTTTTGGCGCTCCTTTAGGCTGTCTCAACGGGTCTCTGATACCTGCGGCATTTCTGTTTATACCGTTTGCCATATCGCGAGCCTTTGCATTAGATACTTCATATTTATCATAATTTTGCTTTAACCAGGCAATAAGTTCGTCCAGTCCCCTGGTAAACGTGCCTTTAGTCGTAAAGAACGTATCGGCATGAAGAATAATTGTCTTCTTAGTCCCGTCTTCCTTAGTCTTAATAAAAACTCTGGCGTTACTGTTGTCGCATACTGAAAGCGTTCCATCGTTATTAATCTTAATTTCGAACTGATAAGCACCAGAACCGCCTTTACGAGTAAGATGAATCTTGTTGGATGAACGGCCGCCGGTAGGTGATGGGATATAAATATCTCCCATGTCTCGTCTAATCCTGTTACAAATCCACGTAGTCATTGTCTGATTATAGCCTTCATCAGCTTTTTCATTAATAATAAAATCGATAAGACTATGCTTCTTTACAGTCCTATGCTTATAGCTTATATTATTATCATTCAGCTCGTTCATAAAATCCTCATGTTTATAATATTTATATCATCGGTTAAAAACAACGGATATTTTAATAAAGGTTGACAAACGTCGATCTTTTTATTATATTTTATAATATGTGTGAATTTATTTTAATTACCGGATATATGGGCTGTGGAAAGTCAGCTGTTTCTGAAATCCTACGTAATAAGTCATATTATGTGCTTGATATGGATTCAACCATTAAACAAATGTATTATAACGATAATGGGACGAAAAACATTTTATGCCAGGTATTCGGCAATGAAGCGGTCAAAAGCTATGACAAAAACGAAAATACTTGTCCGCCGAATATAGAATATTTGCGTCAGGAAATGTTTAAGCCGGAAAATACCGAAAAACGCAAATTGTTAATGCACCGTATTTTAAATGAACGACTGCATCCAATTATCTTTTTTGAGAAATACGATAATATCTGCGATAAACCGATAGTATTCGTCGAAGCAGCATTGACAGAATCCATTGCAGAATTTATAAATGTATTTAAAGTAAAACATATTATCAATATTCAATGTGCGGACCATATCAGGCGTAAACGATTACACGGTCGTGGAATGAGCGACGAAGACATTGATAACCGTTCACGTCTTCAATGTTGGCCGGTTTTACCATATGGCATAAAAACGCATATTATTACCAATGACGGGTCAGTCGATGATTTAGCCTTACAGGTAGATTATCTCCTTAATGATAAAAATTTTATTTTTAGCACTACCAGGCTGGAGCTTTTCAAGGATTGGTTACATTATATCCCTACATATGCAGTAGATAATGCTATTTGTAGCGCATTTAAAACATCAAAAGGCTGTAAAAATTGTCCATTCCCATGTAAAGAATGGTTAGAAAAAAAGGATAAGATATGAAGTTCGCGCTAAATATTCCATTTGAAAAACTTAAAATAACAGATGAAGAATTAGCGAAGAGGCAGGAACTCATTGAAAAGCATACCGATGAAAATGGCAAGGTAGATTTATATCTTGTATTTAAAGAATTCTATGAATGGTTAGAAAAAAAGGATAAAAATGACAAATAAGAACGACTTCATTAAAAATTATATGCATTGTCTGTCAACTTGTAAGACTGAACGTGAATGGGTACAGGAAGCAGAAACCATCGCGGTTCAGCATGGTTTTTCGAAATTCAATGCATCGTGTAACTATAAACCGGGTGATAAGGTATATTTTGTAAACCGTAAGAAGAATTTTGCCGCTTTTGTTTTTGGCAAGTATAATACTTCTGCAAACTTGCTTGGCGCTCATATCGATTCGCCGAGAATCGACGTAAAACAACAGCCACTTTATGAAAAAGACAAGGTTGCATATTTCGATACACAATATTATGGCGGAATTAAGAAATACCAATGGACTACTATTCCGCTCGCCATGCACGGTGTCGTATTCAAGGCGAATGGCGACGTTATCAACGTAAATATCGGCGAAAATCCAAACGACCCTATTTTCTGCATTAGCGATTTGCTCCCGCATCTTGATAAGACGCCTAAAGATAAGCCATTACTTTGCGAAGACGGTGAAAAACTCGATATTATCGTCGGTACCACTGAAGCACAGCAAGAAACTGATGCGCTTGATACAAAGGGCAAGGAACTTGTAAAGAAATATGTTATCGACTATCTCAAGTCAAACTGGATGATTGATGACGAAGAAGATTTCTGTTCTGCCGAGCTTGAAATCGTTCCAGCTGGTCCAGCACGTTTCAGCGGCCTTGATAAGTCTCTCGTCGCCGGTTATGGACAAGATGACAGAGTTTGCGCGTATACTTCTTTAATGGCTCTTATGGACCTTCAGGACATCCCAGAACATACGGCTGGCATCATTTTAGTAGACAAGGAAGAAATCGGCTCATGCTGCAATACCGGTGCAAAATCTCGCTGGTTTGAAGATATTCTTAGAATGATTTTCGATTCTCCGAATGAAGGAATGTTTGCAACCAGTCTCTATAATACCAAGATGCTTTCTTCTGACGTTACTGCTGCATTTGACCCGCTTTATAGTGACGCATATGACAAGAAGTCTTCTGCAAAGCTCGGTAAGGGCATTATGTTCTCTAAGTATAACGGTGGACGCGGCAAGTCTGGCGGCGCTGACGCAAATCCGGAATTTATCGCCTATGTCCGTAGCCTGATGAAGGAAAATAACTGCAAGTATCAATTCGATTCTCTGGGCAAGGTCGACCAGGGCGGTGGCGGAACGATTGCTTCTATGATTTGCGCATTGAATATCAATATCCTTGACGCTGGCGTTCCTATTTTGAACATGCATTCGCCTATGGAACTTGCCCATGTCGATGATATCTATGCGGCATACGAAGCTTATACAGCTTTCATCAAGTAAAATATTTTTATCGTTAATTATAAACCGAAACATATTTACAAGTGTTTCGGTTTTTTCTATATTTGAAATATGACAATCGAAAAATTTAAAAACGAACAAGAAAAACTAATTAACAAGCCCGTTCTTGCAGTTTATAAGAATGGCAATCATTATGTTGCAATTTTTGACGACGGTACAAAGGTTAAGGAAACGATCGACCCGAATGCTGACCATTTTACTTATGAATTCGCTGAAAATAGCGATATCAAGATTACCGATTATTGCGATGGCGGATGTATTTATTGTCATGAAAACTCGACAATAAATGGCGTACACGGTGACCTCCGAAAAATCGAACCGACGCTCGATACTCTTCATGAAGGAACAGAGCTGGCAATAGGCGGCGGAAATGCTCTTGCACATCCGGACCTTATTTGGTTCCTTAAAAAGCTGAAGTCAAAAGGCATTATTGCCAATATCACGATTAACCAGCGACACCTTATGCCTTATAAGGACTTGATTACAAGTCTTGTCGTTGAAAAGCTAGTTCATGGTATCGGAATTTCGCTGACGGATTCATCGAACGCCGATGACTTTAAATTTATCGATACGCTCGGCAATAACGTAGTCATTCATACGATTGCTGGCATTCTGACTGAAAGAGACATCGGATGTCTCAAGGGCAGGAAAGTCCTTATTCTTGGTTATAAAGATTTACGACGCGGACATACTCTTCTCGAACATAAGTCTGACGAAATTAAGAAGAATATCGAATGGCTTAAGGGATTCTTGCCAATTATGAGGCATATTTGCAGGGTCATTTCATTCGACTGCCTTGGTATCGAGCAAATCGATCCGAAAAATGTCTTTAATATGGACGATATGACATATGATACGCTGTTTCAGGGTTCAGACACTGATGTAACCGATACCGAAGGTAATATCACATGTTCGACATTCTATATCGACGTTCCGACAATGACCGTTGCCAGAATGAGCACAGCTGCGCTTGACAAGCGATTCAGTTTTAGTGGAACCGAAGACATTAAAACATTATTTGAACTTTCTACAACAGGTTGGTAATATGAAAACAATTAGGTTTAACACATTCGAAACGAATTCAAGTTCTTGCCACGTAGTAACAGTCCTGTCCGATTATGAACTCGAACAGCTGAAAAATAATGAACTGCTTCTCGTGATTTATAAGAGCCAAAATGAAAAGGCGTTGACCAAGCAGCTTGACAAATGGCGCTTTAAATACGAAATTGAACATTACCAGTTCTGTTATGACTATGACAAAGGTGAACAGAAGTATGTCGATATTGAACGTGACACATTACAGGCTTTCACAAATGACCTTTGGGATTTGCTTGTTAAACAGACGCATGAAGTTATCGAAGGATATAGCGACAAGCTTCAGGCAATTTATAACAAGTATAATTTAGACAAGGATTTTATCGAAAGCGTTGACGAATTTATCGGTCACTTCGCCGGAAAGTACACCATACAAGATATTCTTGAAAACATTCAACAATTTAAGATGCCTAACGGCGATGTTATGAATTTCAGCTGTATCAACAGGGAATGCTAAATGAAAACTATTAGACTCAATACATTTGAAACCAATTCTTCTTCAATGCATGCCATTGTTATTCCTGAAAGGTCAAATGTCAAAGACTACTTGAGAGACATTACCTTCAAGTATAATATGGATTTTAGCGACAGAGCGCTGTATGTCCGTGATAAGCCGGAAGAAAAGGCATCTTATCTTTTCCAGCTTATCGTAAAGCAGATTAATTCGTATTTCGTTCCGGTAACTGAAAACGACGTAGAAATTCCTGGTGCAGTAGCGCATAATGAACTCGTCATTGAAATGTTCAACTTGTGGATGAGGAATTTCAAGCAATGCGTAAAGCAGTATGAACATATAAATGTCGACTTTACAGGATATGAAATCAGCCGCGAATACGTAAACTGGAAAAACGTTACGGTAAGGCAATATTTTATCAGTGAAGTAGAGGGCGAATATGCTTCTACTGGCTGTTATGGACATGCCGGCGTAAATGGCGTGTTATTTGCCTATCTATTCGACAGGTTCGATAAAGCCGTAAAAAACGAAGACATTTCGGAATTCAAAAACGCCAAGGAAGATGCATGGGATTTTACGGCATATCGTATTATTGAATTTGTTTTCGATCCTAAGGCTGTAATTATTCAGTATACTGATGAATATACTGATGAAGGCCTTGTGGAAATGAAACAACATATTAAGAAGTTCGTTGAAATGAATGACTATCGTTGTAACTTGATTTGGCCGGTAGGAGGCTAGTATGAAATTGTTTAGCAAGTTCCAGGACTACTATGATTGCACATTGGGTTCATTCCTTGAATCCGATGTAGTTATCCGTCGCGAAACAGAAATTCATAAGGTATCACCCAAGGAATTTGCGCCTCTTGGAAATTTCGAAGGCAAATGGAATTATTCGTATGAAGGTAGGTTCGGTAAGACCTACAGTTCATGGACTATGCACTTGATTGGTTTCTGCGGCAAATGGTATTTTTTCAAATGCGATTCGCTTGAATTTAATCGTGACGCAATAAATCCAGAAACCATCGAATACAAGACGTTTGATGAAATCGTCAAAAATAATAAGGAAATGTCCATTGCGTCTTACCTGACAAGGTACTATCATCTGGATCGCAATATCGACTATAAGAATCCGAACGACGACAAGTTTTGGAATTCTGAAATATTTGAAAAATACGGGCCTGTACTTTATATGAATCAGTATATTAATTGGTCTACTTTCAAATATTATCAGGACCATAAGCATGACCCGATAAAATTGGTCTCGTGGCCATGTTTAAAAGATTACAAGTTCCAGACAGTCGTGGATCCTTATACCGCATTATGGGAGCTTGAACATTGGTTTGATTCCCATGCTCGTCCTGACGATGCCATCGTACCGGTCGGTGACGATATTACAAGATTGCAGGCATACGGTTTTGACAAGAAGACATCTTTTAGAAAACCGAAGGAAAAATAAGTGAAATATATAGGCATTACAGAAACTTACGACCCGTGTTTTGTTCCTGACTGGGAAACAAGACTTTTAGAATCCAATATTATTATTTCTAAAGAACTATCCGATGAAATGATTGAAAAGTTGCTCGTTACGCAAGACAGGGTTATTTTCCACCATACCGTAACAGGTATGGGCGGTAGCGAACTGGAACCGAATGTAAAGCCTGTAATGCAAGAATTCGAACAGTTCATGAAACTCATCTCTTCTGGTTTTGATATTTTGCATTATGTATTACGCCTTGATCCTATAATGCCGTTCTCTCCAGAACACATGATAAGAATTAGATGTGTTTTGGCTATCTGGGCAGATTACCTGAAAAGGCGCAATGAAAAAATCAGATGTAGGGTTTCTGTTGTCGACTTATATCCGCATGCTAAAGCAAGAATAGAATCCAAGTTAAATCTAAAACTTCCTTGGGACACATTTACCGCGCCTAAGATGGTATTTGAACATCTCGAAAACGTATTGTCCGGATATACAGATACGTTTAATTTCGAATGCTGTGCCGAGCAACAGTTTACGAATGATTTTATTGACCATTGCGGATGCGCTAGTTTCAAAGATATAGAAATACTTAATAAAAATACGGACGAATATGGACAGCCGGTAAAGAAACAAAGACAGGAATGTCAATGTTTAGCCAAAAAGCAAATTCTCGGTGTCAAACCTGGAAGATGTGCCCATCAATGTCTATATTGTTTTTGGAAATAAAAACGACTTTTAGAAAAGCGAAAGAGGAGAAACACTAATGTTTGTTTACAGAGTTGAAAACCCAATTAAAGGCGAAGGTCTTTGGCGTGACTTTGATGGAAACTTGAACCCAGTCTTTGATAAACTGTCTGAAGGACTTAGCCGTAGCCTTCCGATGCCTCATAATCCGGAAGTCTATAAAGCAAATGGGAAAAGCTGGTTTGCTGCTGCACCTTCAAAGGAAACACTTAAGCACTGGTTCAGCAAGCAAGACGTTATTGAACTTATTAACCTCGGTTACGGCGTTTATGAGTTTGATGTCAAAGATGAACGCAAAATTTCTGACTTTGAAATTATCTTTACCCGTGATAACATCATCAGACAAACAGCAATTAACATGAATGAAATCTGGAAGTAAGGAAACTAATTTTGCGACTTTTAAAAAATTATTTTTATATATAGAATAGAAAGGTTAAGAACATGATTAATTTTAACTATAACAGAATTTCATCATCAGATAAATCGCACAAGCGGTTTATGTTTGTTATAGTGTAAATTAAGTTTTACAAAATTTAACAATTAATGACCGCTTACAAAAGCGGTCTTTTTTTCTATATTTAACAGTGAAAAATGAATGATTCGAATATGAAGAAAAAGAAAACATTGAAATTTGAAACTTTCTGCAATCCTGAAAATATAGGACTTTATCTTGAACAAAATAAGATTGTCAGGGAAGATGTTTTAACCGTAACCGAAAGCGTAAATGAGATCGAATCGACTCATGCAAAAATTCAAAGATTTACTTTATTCTACTGGGCATAAAATTTAAAAGGAAATACGACCATGAAAAAGAAACTTCTAATCTTAATCGACTGTCAGAATGATTTTATTACTGGCACTCTTGCAAATCCTCGCGCAGAAGCGAAAATTGCCAATATCGTAAAGAAGGTCAAAGAGCACGACGGTATTATTATCGCGACTCATGATACTCACTTTACCAAGCTTCAAGTTGAAGCTAATTGGCCACCTGCAGAAGGCAAGGCTTTCGAAGATACAATGGAAGGTCAGAAACTTAAAACCGTTCATTGCATCAAACTTACCGAAGGTTGGGAAATTCAAAAAGATATTCTTGCGGCTTGCCAGGAAAAGAACGGTGATGGTCCGGTCAAGTTCCATTGCATTGACAAGTATACTTTCGGCTGGGACGGCTGGAAGGAATATCTTAAGCAGTTTGATTTCGACGAAGTTGAAATTTGCGGATTTGTCGCAGGTATTTGCGTAGATTCCAATGCAACTATTCTTCGTGCACTTTATCCGAACATGCCGATTACGGTCGATGCCGCTTGCACTGCTGGTTTCGGACCTGATGATGAAAAGGCCGCTTATACCTGCATGAAGATGAAAGAAATCGATGTTATTAATGAGGACTAATATGACAGTAGAAATTAAAAAATATAAAAAGAAACCAGTTCAGGTCGAAGCAGTCCAGGTTCCGGATCTTTCTGATGCCGAAAATGTCAATGATATTATTGACTGGGGCGAAGGTCATATTTTCTATGATGATCAGACATATCCGTACTCAGGTCCGATTCTTGGCATCGAAACACATTCAGGTCATCATTACGCTTGTCCAGGCGATTGGATTATCAAGGGAATTGATGGCACATTTTATGCAACAACAAACGAAACATTCAAAAAGCTTTATGAAGAGGCAGATGGTTCGTCGGAATCTGGAACTATTACGTGGTAAATATGGGTTATGGAACTAACGATTTTTATAACAGATGCGTTGATGCATTAACACGTAGCTATTATTCCAATATAGAACGTGAACGTGATGAATATGATTATTATCATGTAAAACGACCTTATAAAAGTGCATGGCTAAGTAGACATGCAGAATACAAAAAAGAAAAAACAACAAAAAATTTAACAGAAACAAAACAAACAATAAAGGATAATAATATGTTTGATTTCAATTTTGGCAATATGTTTAACGGTATGTTTGGCAAGCTCGAAAAGGGCAAGTGCGCTTTCGCTATGAACGGCGGTATCGCAGTCAAGACATCTAACGGTTATAAGACTTACAACATCAAGAAGAAGCGCTTGACCAACGTCACTAACTTCTGCTTCGACGCGGCAGATTTCTTCTTCGTTCTCCCGACCGCAAAGGTCAATGTCGGCGACGTTATTCTCGTCGGCGGAAAGCCGAAGTGCGTTCTTCGTGTAAATGACGACGATAAGACTATCAAGGTAATCGATTACGAAAACAGCGAAATCCGTGAAATCGTTCCGGAACGTCATATCTTCATGGGCGCTGTCGTATTCTACGGCAAGATCACAAGCCCGTTCGGTAACGCAATCGGCGGTAAGGGCAAGGGTATCATGGCTAAGATGATGCAGCTCATGATGATGAAGAGCATGATGGGCGGCGATAACGGCGGCAACGGCGGTGGCAATCTCATGCAGATGATGATGATGCAGCAATTTCTTGGCGGTGGTGCCGCTTTTGGTGACGGCAATATGTTTGAAAACATGTTTGATGTTCAGTTCGATGAAGACACTACTGCAGCCGTAAATCCGGATGCTGGTGATGACGATGACGATACTACGGAAGACTAAGGAGGTTGACTAATGGGTGGCGGAAGCTTTGATTATTCTAGCTATACAACTTATTCCACAAGTCGCGGCAAGATGCTTGACTCTCGCGGTTACGTAACCAAGGGTCAAACATTTGAAAGCTCCTATATGCCAGCGGAACTTGATCCGAAGAACGTTATTCGCGAATGTTGCAATTCCAAAGAACATCCGAATACACTTCCGGTTATTCTCGCGCTTGACGTTACTGGTTCTATGGGCACGGCATGTCAGCGTACTGCCGAAGCACTCGGACCGATTATCTTGAACTTGCTTGAAAAGTACAAGGACCGCGATATCGAATTTATGATTATGGGTATTGGCGACGTCGAATGCGACCGTTGCCCGATTCAGGCATCTCAATTCGAATCTGACGTTCGTATTTCCAAGGCAATCGACAAGATTTACATGGAACACGGCGGCGGCGGAAACATGTATGAATCCTATACCGCTGCATGGTATTTCGGTCTTAACCAGACTAAGCTCGATTGCTATGACAAGCAAGGTCGTAAGGGCGTGATTATTACCATGGGTGACGAACCGCTTAATCCGTATCTTGAACGCCGCGGTCTCAATGAAGCTACTGGACGCAGCGAACAGGATCGTGTTGAAACCGGTGCACTTTATTCCCGTGCGAAGGACAAGTTCGACATCTACCATATTGCGGTCGACGATAACGCGACGTGCTACAGAAGCTACGAGTCTTTGATCAAGAAGTCTTTTGGCCAATATCTCGGCGACAATCTTAAGGTTGCAACCCTTAATACATTGCCAACCATTATCGAAGATTGCATTAAGCAAACTCTTGAAAATAATGGTGGCGGGACAGTAACGGTAAAGACCGAAGATAAACCGGCAAAAGCTACGATTAACGAAAAGGGTGAAATCACCTGGTAGTTTAAATAAAGGGGTTGAAAAACCCCTTTATTTTTTCTATATTTAAATTTGTATGACGATTGGTAGAATTATAGTAGGTAGTTCCTACGGCGATTGTGGGAAAGGTACTGTTACAGCATTCTACACCAAGAATGCTGTCGGTAAAGTATTAAACGTTTTGACAAATGGCGGCGCGCAAAGAGGCCATTCAGTAATATCCGATAACGGCGATTTTACTTTTAAGCATTTCGGCTCTGGAACATGCTATGGTGCAGATAGTTATTTTTCTCAATTTTTTATCCTTAATCCAATGCAATTCGATAAAGAAAGAAAACAGTTGGCTAGCAAGCTACCGTTCTTCGATAATTTAAAATTTTACCGTCATGAAAACTGCATGTGGACTACTCCGTTTGATCAGATGTTTAACCTCGCTATCGAAGTAAGCAGAGGGAAAGATAGACATGGCTCCTGCGGAATGGGTATTTGGGAAACTGTATTAAGATACAGTAAGATGAAAACATATACACTCGATGAATTCTGCTATCTTCCTAAAGAATTCCAGATTAAATACCTTAAAGATGTTAGAGCATATTTTAACGCAAGAAATGTAAAATTACCGGCTGAACTTGTAGAACCGTGGAACAGCGATTTTCTTATTGAACACTTTATCCAGGATTGTCATACATTAAGATTTATGGCTAAACCTATCAAGTCGATTACCGAAATCTATCATGATTATCAAGAAGTAATCTGCGAAAACGGGCAAGGATTGCTGTTAAATTCCAATCCGCTCAATGATCATACTACTCCTAGTAACACTGGTTCTTATGATGGTATGACTATTCTTGCAAGTGAACTTCATCTTCCGAATGACGCTATCACTGTTCATTATGTTACAAGACCTTATCTTACAAGGCACGGTAACGGTTATCTGATTGGCGAAACTGACAGGAACTATATTGCTAGTTCTGTTCCCGAAGATAGAACTAACCATTATAATGATACACAGGGACATTTCAGATATGCTGCTTTGGATATCAATGATTTGGCTGGCAGAATCGGATTTGACTTTATGAAACTGTATGCCGGCGATTACAAGGTAGAAGTAACGCATTGTGATGAAATGGATCGTGTTACAGAATTTGAAAGGTATTTCGGCGAACAAAGAATTCATACATTCGAGTCTCCGAAGGTTTAACATAAAAGGGGTTTACAAAAACCCTTTTATTTTTTATATTTGATTAAAATTAAAAAGGATATTAAAAAATGGAACTTACTGAAAAGGAAGTTGAAGAAATCAAGAATTACAAACCTCTTGATGAAGAAAAGTACATTATTAACTACTTAAGTGACACTGACATTTACAAAGTCAGTATGACACAATGTTTGCTTCATAAGCGACCAAATGAATGGGCCAAGTGGAAGTGGAAGCTTCGCACTAAAGATGTTCATCTTGGTTATCTTGTTGATGCTGTCAATCGTGAAGTTGACCATCTTTGTACGCTTCGTTGGCAACCGTTCGAACTTAATGCATTGTCCAAAATTTATTATATTAAGTCGGATTATGTTGATTGGCTTGAAGATTTCCGATTGAAAAGAAAGTATATCAAGATTACTCGTCGTGGCGATGACCTTGAAATCGAAGCAGAAGGTCCGCAGCTTAAGGTTACTTGGTTTGAAATCTATGTCATGGAAATTATCCAGGAACTTTATCTCCGCCAGTTTGAATTTGATTTTGAAAAGGCAAAGCAAAATCTTAAAGAAGCAGTCGATAAGTTTAATGCTGCAATCGATTCTGGCTTGAAGTTCGGCTTTGCAGATTTCGGTGCTCGCCGTAGACATTCTTTTGCATGGCAAGATTATGCAGTTGGTTACATGGCCAAGCATTGCAAGTGCTTTGTCGGAACGTCTAACCTTTATTTCGCCATTAAATATGGCGTAAAGGCAATTGGAACGTTTGCACATGAAATGTATGCATTGTTCCAGGGTCTTGACGATGTTCCTATTCGTCAGTCTCAGAAGGCTGTATTTGACGCATGGACACAAGAATATAGAGGCGATCTTGGAATTGCGTTGTCTGATAACTTTGGATTTATCCCGTTCCTTCGCGATTTCGATAAGTTCTATGCAAAGTTGTTCGATGGTTGCAGACACGATTCTGGCGATCCGATTATCTGGGGTGAAATGCTGATTGCTCATTATAAGTCTCTCGGTATTGATCCGACTACTAAGACCGGTTGTTGGTCTGATTCTCTTGATGTTGATAAGGCTATTAAGATTGCACAGCATTTCAATGGTCGTATTAAGATTAGCTTTGGTATCGGTACTTATTTCATGGCAAATCTCGTAACCCAGACTGCTGGTATCAAGCCGCTTTCCATGGTTATGAAAGTTGTTAAGGTTAATGGTAAGGATGTCGTTAAGCTTAGCGATTGCCCAGAAAAAAATATGTGCGAATCTCCGACTTATGTCGAATACGTTAAGGATGTATTTGATTATATTCCGCTTGACCAATGGAAGGGTGGAATGGTCGTAATCAAGACTACGCATTAGCTTACTTTTGCTATAAATAATATATCGGCTAGGATCGCTACCGAAAGTATAGCACTCTACTATATTGCCGATATATTTTTAGAGATTTATGCAGAGGTAAATAAATGTATTACGTTTATATTATACGTAATTTAATTAATTCAAAAACATATATCGGTAAACATAAAGTATCAGATAAAAAAGATACTTATATGGGTTCTGGCAGCATTTTAAATCAAGCATATCAAAAATACGGAAAAGAAAATTTTATAAAACATATTATTGATTATGCTGATACTCTTGATGAAATAAATGCATTAGAAAAATGTTATATTGCTATGTTTAGAGCAATAGGTATGGCAGAATATAATATTTTAAATGGCGGCGATGGTGTTAGTCCAGAAAATGTATCTGGTTCTAAAAATCCAATGTTTGGTAAAAATGCATTTATTAATAAATCTGAATCTGAAATGCAAATAATTCGTCAACATATGTCTGAATCACATAAAGGTGAAAAGAATTCAATGTATGGTAAAAATGCATATGAAAATTTAACAATTGACGAATATAATTTAATGCGTCAACGTAAATCTATAAAAGCTACACAACGCCGAAAAGAATTAAAGACTGATATAAAGAAATTTAATCTTATGAAAGAAAAACAGTCTGAAGCTCAAAAATTACGTTATGCGAATATGACCAAAGAAGAAAAAATTGCATGGCGATTAAAATGTAAAACCGCAGCGTTGAATAAAAATATAGATGATAATTGGCGAAATGCACGTTCAGAACAATCAAAGAAACAAAATATTGGTCGAAAATGGTTTAATAATGGTCAAGAAGAAAAATTTTTGTATGACTGCCCAGATGGTTGGACAAAAGGTCGATTAAAACGTAAATAACATTAAATAAAAAGTAATATGAAAAAGTTACTTAAAATCATTTGTACGATTCTTGGCATTACGGTTGCTGGTAGCGTAATTTATAAAGAACGCAACACTATTGCAGATCTACAAAAACGACTATTTGAAATGAGGCATTTCACGGTTAAGAAAAAGTAAATTTACTTTTTACATTTCAATCGTGAAATGTTTTCTATATTTGTAATATAAGGTTTAAAATAAAAGGTAGTATATGAAAGAATTGACAGAAAACGTAATCAAGTGGACTAAGGAAACACTTGACAAGCTCGGCATGACCGACATGGTTCTCGGTATTTCTGGTGGTGTCGATAGTTCCGTCGTTGCCGGTATTGGCGTCGCGGCGCTCGGTAAGGAACATGTTCACGGCATTTTGCTTCCGTGCGGAATTCAAAAAGATATTTCTGCTTCCTATAAGCTTGTCGACCATCTCGGTATCGATTATGACGTTCAAGATATTGAAACTCTCGTAAAGGAATCTCTGGCTTTGGTACCGGGTGCGAATAAATCCTATGACGCAAAGACCAATGTTCCGGCACGTATGCGTTTTGTCCAAATCATGGTCAATGCTCAGACTAATGGTTGGATGATGGCTAATACCTGCAACAGGGCGGAAGACGTAATTGGTTATTGCACGCTCGGCGGCGATAATATGGGTTCTTTTGCTCCTATTAATATGTTGACAAAGGGTGAAGTTATTGAAATCGGTGAAGATCTTGGTCTTCCGCATGAACTTACGCATAAGACTCCTATCGATGGTCTTCAACCTCTTACCGATGAAGAGAAGCTAGGCTTTACTTATCACGAAGTTGACGAATTAATTCGTAAGGGTATTAAGGGCCCCAATTTCGACAAGATTGTTAATATGTACAAGAAGAATAAGTTTAAGCTTGAAATGATCCGTATCAATAACTTTGACCCGAAGCTTCCTGATTATTTTAAGGAAAATTTCGGAATTTAGTATTTATTGGGCTCGCTTGGTTTCGATTGGGTGATAGAGATATTAGTTGCAAGTCGAGGTCTCAGACGAGGGCACTCGTTAAAAAGTCTGAAAAAGATAAGTGCTAACACTTACGCAATGGCTGCTTAATTTATCGCAACCCTGGACCTATACCGTTTACCCGTTGGGTATAGAATCCGGTCGCAAATGGGTTAGGAAATAGTTAAGTCTGTCTATTATTTCCGAAAATAACAGGCTAGTTTATACTGACGCCGACCTTCAGGGTATAGGTATAACGAATTAGTAAATACGAAGGGAAAGCTTGTAGGAACGGATATTGAAGTTATTCAAGACAGGAGTTCGACTCTCCTCGGGTCCATTAAGATTTAAAAAGGAAATATATTATGGATTATGCGTTCGAAATATGGAATGACGAACTTAAAGTCAAAATGCACAGCTTGATTGATTACCTGTTTGAAAACGGGATATGCTTTGAGCTATCGCATACTTATGGTTTTAATGAGTATGAACGTGACAAAGGCGATGACCGTATTAAAATGATCATGTTTAAAAGACAGTTTTGCATTGGCTTAAAAGAACCTAAGTTCTATATGATTCATGAATATCTAGGTGACAAATGTCGGCGTGTAGTTGACAGAATTGATTTTAAGACGTTCGAAGAGATGCGAAATAAAATTGAAGAGCTTACCAACAAATAAGATTTAGGGTTGACGATTGTCAACCTTTTTGTTATATTTAATAAAAAGGAGTTTTATAATGGAATCGATAGTAACTTTTGTATCAGAAAATCCAGGCTGGACCTGCTTAATTATCATTCTTGTCTTTAGCGGTATTTCTGAAGTATGCGAAGCTATTTTCGGTAAAAAGGATAAGTAATATGGTAGAAAAATTAGGATTACGTCCTTGTATATCTTCGCCTTTTGAAAACCTTGGCTTTGTAGTCAACGTTTTAAATGATTATATGTTAACTTTTGACGATGATGGAAACTTGTCAAAAGAAGATATGGCTAAATTAGTAGGCTTAATTATGCGAGAAGCTAAAGGACGTCTTAATCCTATGTTAATCAAAGATTATCTTGACGTTCTTTTACCTTTTTATAAAAAGTGTATTCCTAACTGGTATTCTCTCTGTTCTCTGCATAAAGACGACATTAAAGGCTTGGCAGATGAATATAATAAACGTGAAACAGATGAAGAAAAAGAAAAGTTCTTAAGCATGTTTAACGAAAAATTGAGAAATGAAATTTTAGAATATTTGGGTAAGTAATTTATGGATGTAGGAAGTAGAAATGCATATCCGTCATGTGCGTTAAGCAATTTTGCGCCTCATGAATTTTGTATTGACGGCATACGTTGTGCATCTATGGAAGGATTCTTGCAAAGCCTAAAATTTTCAAGCCCGGAAATGCAAGAACATATATGCACATTGACCGGTATCGCGGCAAAACGTGCTGGTTCTGGTAAAAACTGGCAGCGTCAACAGGTATTGTGGTGGAGAGGTCAGCAAATCGGCCGTAGGTCTGAAGAATATCAAAAACTGCTTGATAGGGCATACGATGCATTATATCAAAATCAAGGCTTTAAATCGGCTTTAATTGCCAGCGGTAGAAATGCGATATATACGCATAGTGTTGGAAAACATAGAATAAATGAAACTGTATTGACTGTGAGAGAATTCTGTAGTCGTTTAATGAAGCTTAAAGACCGAGCATTTAAAGAATTGGATGGCCAAAAATGATTACCAAAGAACAATTTAAAACTTGTGCTAGGGCATTTTTTCCTGATTGCATATTTGAAAAAGGAAAAAATTCAAGGTATGAATACGATATTTTAAAATTTGAACATAAGCCATTTAAAATTAAATTTATTGACTGTATTGTGATAGTTAGATGCGGTGATAGTCATTATATTTGCTTGAGTGAAGAACATTTTTGTAACGTTTTAAATAAAGTTAAAAATTTCCCGAATCGGTCAAGAAGTGAGAACTAGTAAACAAGAAAGAGAATATCATAAGATAAAGAAAGCTAATCGTCAGATACATTATGATAATGTTCCTGAAAATGAAGCTACTAAAAATTTTTCTTATGAAGAATGCATGAAATTTGGATATATTCAAATGGGAAAACGTCTTCCGTATTATTACGGTAAAGACAAAGAAACAGCACGAAAGAAAAGATATTCAAAAAGAAAAGATATTGAAAATGGCTTAAATGAGGAAGTATAATGAAAGAAAAAATTGTTAAACAAGTTGTCGAAGTAAAACATTATATTGCTGCCGATGGAAAAGAATTTGAGTCATATCATGCCTGTAAAGAATATGATGATACTATCTATTATGATAAGTATAAGCTTATTTTTGAATTTAAGTGGACTACTGATGATGAAGATGAATTCCGTGTAACCTATAAATCAAAATATCATAAAGAATTTCTTGCTTTTGTTTCCAAGATTTTAAATGAGCGTTTACGTGGTTCAAACACCGAAAATGAACATGACTATAAGGTAGAAAATCTTGAAGATTATTTTGATAAAGAATGTGCTCCATTAGTTGACGGACATGTGTATAATATAGATACTGCTTATTATTATGAAAACGATGCCTGGGATGAGCTTACTGTCTGGATTGAAGACGTAAGTGATACTCATATTGTAACTGATATTATTCAACATGAATTAATTGAAAATGAAGAATTTCGAAAAATTCTTGCAAATTTTAAACATAACCATAGGCATATTAATTATACCAAAGTCACAGACGCAATTAGAACCTATTATAACACATTACAATGAAACCAGATAAATTTATTAGCGTAGTTAAAAGTGTATTCCCTGATGCAAAATTATTAAACGATCATGGAATGATTTACTCCAAATTCTGCATGAAAGATTTTGAAAAAATAGTAACTACGATAATATTAAATACCGAAAATGAAAACATTCTTAAAATGACCGGTAATATCAATGACCCAAAAGATTTAGAATTTTCTGACCTGCTGGTTGATGAAGTTTGCATTGGCGATATGGTAGCAGAATTAAGGTTCATGAAAAACCATGAATG